TAGATCCAGAGGACGTAAAAGAGTTTAAGGCTATGACAGCCGAGCTTAGAGATACATGGACTAAGAAACAAGTATTTAGAACAGAAACAGAAATGAGAATGTCTGTTCTTCAAGATATGAAGTATCCAACTAAAGCTGCAAAGTATTGGCAGTGTGTTAGAGAACAAAACGTATTCTTAGAAAACTTAATGAGTTTATCATTTGATTGTAGAAGATCAGAGGCTAAAGTTAAATGGTTAGAAAAAAAGATTGAAACAGAACAAGACGAATATAAATTAGAGAAATACAAAATAGATTTAGATGAAGCTAGATATGGTTTAGCTAATATGCAACTTGTAGCTAGAGACAGAATGAGAGAAATTAAACTTTGGTCTACGTTAAAGAAAGAATTTGATGATGGAACGTTTGATACTAAAGATGTCAACAGACACCAATTAGATTCTTATCATATGATTATGAAAAACAAAGCAGAGACATTAACATCAGGGTCTAGTCAACCTGAAGTGTTTAATGTGTTAGGTCAATTAAAAAGTATAGAAAGAGTTAAAAAATCAGGAGAAATGATTTACAACAAGAAAGAACAATTAACACATGACCTTGGAGCCAAAGACAAATAAACAGCTTTTATTTTTAGTAGCAATGCCAAGGTCTGGTAATACCTTGTTTGCATCTATCATGAATCAAAACCCAGATATAGCATGCACACCTAATTCTATTACGTTAGAAATAATGAAAGATTTATTTTTATTAAAAGACACAGATGTATTTAAAAATTATCCAGATCATAAATCATTAGATAATGTATTAGATTCTGTTTATGACACTTATTATAAAGACTGGCCACAACGTATAATTATTGACCGAGGCCCTGTAATGACACCAGGTAATTTTTCACTCATGCAAAAACATTTTAAACGACCTTTTAAATGTATTGTATTACTTAGAAATTTGATGGATGTGTTAGCGAGTTATATGCAATGGTACACAGAAAACCTTGATGCATTTCCTAATAGATACAATTGTAAAAACGATGAAGAAAAGCTAGGAATGATTATGAATAATAAAGGTGCTGTTGCTAAAGATTTAGAAGCAATTAAAAACGCATATAAATATCCTGATATATGTCACTTTGTTAAGTATGATGATTTAGTTGCACAACCAGAACAAGAGTTAAAAAAAATATATCAGTTTATGGGTGAACCTTATTTTAACCACAGATTTGATAATTTAGATCAAGTAAAAGTAAATGGATTATCTTATGATGACAAAATAGTTGGTAGTAATATGCACAAACTATTTGATGGTCCTGTTAGAAAAGTGTATAACCCTTATATAGAAAAGATCCCAGAAAGGATTAGACAGAAATATGAACACATCAGATTTTAATTTTGTATTTTTAGGTCAGTCGGTATTACGATACCAAGTACCTTTAGATGTGTATAATATTATTAATCATATTTATGAAACTAAATATCCTGAATTAAAACCAGCTAACAAACAATTAGTTGGTAAAATAGAAAAAGAACATAGTTTATTTTATAGTGGAGAAGACAGTCCGAAGATGACTAAACATAATCATTTACCTAATAATGTCTTAGAATGGTTTGAACAAAGATTTAGACATTATTTAGAATGGAATAAAGTTAGAGAATACAATTTACATTTAAATTCTATATGGGTTAATACTATGTTTGAAAACGAGTACAATCCAGTGCACGTGCATCAAGGAACATTGTTTACAGGTTTATCAAGTGTAATGATTTTAAAATTACCAGAATCTTATGGTGTAGAATACTCTGCAGCAGACGCGCCACAAAATGGTAGACTACAAATTTTAGGATCAGCTAGTGGTCAGTTTGCAAACGTAGATTATCAACCAAATATTAAAGAAAGAGATTTTTATATATTTCCATATGATATGAGACACTGCGTATATCCATTTAATGGGCCAGGTATGAGACGAACACTAGCTGCAAATATGGATGTTCAATACGACTCAATTAAAAACAGAGGAGTAAGTTAATGTACGAAAATAGACATATCACAGAACCTAAATGGAAGAGTTGGATTGTGCAAACAACAACACCGTTGTTTACACCGGACCAGTGTAGACAGATTATAGAATGTGGTAGAAGACAACCACCACAAAAAGCGCAAGTTGGTATGGGCAAACCTGGAGGTGGTACAGATACAAAGAAAAGAGTTACAACGATCAGTTGGATACCATTTAAAGAAATGGAACCCATGTATCGTGACCTTAATAATTTTATACAAAAAGCAAATGAAAATCATTTTGGTTTTGGAGATATACAAGTTACAGAGAACGCACAATTTACAGAATATCCAGAGGGTGGGTTTTATGATTGGCATATGGATTGTGATATAAATATGGCTCACGAACCACCTGTTAGAAAAATATCAATGACTCTTTTGTTAAATGATCCGTCAGAATTTGAAGGAGGTCATTTAGAATTAGGTGGACCAGGTAAATTTGGAGAACTTAAACAAGGTCATGCAATTATATTTGCATCTTTTATAAATCATAGAGTACAACCTGTTACACGTGGTCTTAGACAATCGTTAGTTGTTTGGTTTGGAGGCAAACCTTTTAGATGATTAAAGAACAATTTTTTCCAACAACTATATACGGTAAAGATGTAAAATTAAATAATCAACTTTTTGCTAACGAAATTGTTGAGTGGTCTAAAAAAGATCCTGGTGTTAAAAAAACAAATCGTAATGGTTGGCATTCAACGACAGAGATGCATAAGATGCCTGTGTTTGAACCTTTAGTTAAAGAATTATTTTTAATGATGCAGGATATATGGCAAGAAGAATGGTTAGATAGAGAACCGGTATTAGGTAATATGTGGGCTAATATAAATCCACCAGGAGGATCTAATGCTCCACACATACATCCTAATAGTTTATTTAGCGGAGTATACTATATAAAAGCACCCGAAAATTCTGGTGATTTAGTTTGTAATGATCCTAGACCAGGTGTGCAATTAAATATGCCAACAAGAAAAAAAGGTAAACCGTCTAAACATTTATGGAGAGAAGTACATTTAAAACCAGTAGAAGGTAGAATTATAATGTTTCCTTTTTATCTTTGGCATAGTGTTGAACCTAATATATCTAATGATATAAGAATATCAGTAAGTTTTAATTTTATACAACATGGCTTTCAATAAATATCACGTAATTAAAAATGCAGTTAGCTACGAGTTAGCTAACTTTGTGTTTAACTATTTTCTCTTAAAACGAGATGCAGTCGCTTGGATGTATCAAAATAATATTACTTATGATAATGGTATGCTTGGAACATGGACCGATCAACAGATACCAAATACATATTCACATTATGCAGATTTTGCTATGGAAACTTTACTTGTTAAAATGTTACCAGTTATGGCTAGAGAAACAGGACTTAATCTTATACCTACATATTCATACGCTAGAATATATAAAAAAGGTGATGAATTAAAAAGACACAAAGATAGACCCTCTTGTGAGATATCTACTACATTAAACTTAGGTGGAGATCCCTGGCCCATATTTATCGATGGTACAGGGGCTGACAGCGTCATAGATGAGTATAAAAACATACATAAGCCCAATGCACCCAAAGGCACTAAAGTCTTGCTTGAAGTAGGTGATATGCTAGTATATAGTGGTTGTGAATTAGAGCATTGGAGAGAACCTTTTGAAGGGGATGTCTGCGGACAAGTCTTTCTTCATTATAACCATGTGAATGGTCCTTTTGCTGAAAAGAATAGGTTCGACAGAAGGCCAATGTTAGGTGTTCCACCAATACGGAATACATAATAAAATGAGGTTATATGCTACAAAAAATAGGGTTTCAACCTGGAATTAATAAACAAATTACAGCTACTGGAGCAGAATCACAATGGATAGACTGTGATAATGTTAGATTTAGATATGGCACTCCAGAAAAAATAGGTGGTTGGAAACAACTAGGGGACGATGCACTTACAGGTGCGGGACGTGGTCTTCATCATTTTGTAAATAGTAAAGCAAGAAAATACGCTATCATTGGTACAAACAGAATTTTATATGCATACTCAGGTGGTGTGTTCTATGACATACATCCAATTAAAACCACAACAACTCTTACAAGTGCATTTAGCACGACTAACGGATCAGCTGTTGTTACAATAACTTTCAGTGGAGATCACGGCATATCCGCACAAGATATTATTTTATTAGATAATTTTAGTGCAATAACTAATTCAAACTTTGCTGCTGCAGATTTTAATGATAAAAAATTTATGGTAACAACTGTACCAACAAGCTCAACTATTACAATTACAATGCCATCAAACGAGTCAGGATCTGGTGCAACTACATCAGGTGGTATTAGAGTGCAACACTACTATCCTGTTGGACCAGCTGTACAAGCAAAAGGTTTTGGTTGGTCTCTTGGATCTTGGGGTGGTGAGGTAGCTGGTGAACCCGCAACGACATTAACAAATGGTATTACTGACACTGTTACAACAGGAATAATATTGGGAGATGTATCACAGTTTCCAGACTCAGGTACAAATTTTATAAAAATAGATAATGAAGAAATATCTTACACAGGTATATCTGGTAATGAACTTACAGGTGTTACTAGAGAAGTTAGAGGTACAACAAAAGCTGCACACAGTGGAGGTGCAACTGTTACAAGCACAACTAACTTTGTAGCATGGGGTGAGGCTGCATCAGGAGACTTAGTCTTAGAACCCGGTATGTGGTCACTAGATAATTTTGGTGACAAAGCAATATGTTTAATACATGATAGTGCTGTTTTTTCTTGGAACTCTGCAGCAACAAATGCAGAAACAACAAGAGCTGCAATTATTACTGGAGCACCTACAGCATCAAGACATATGTTAGTATCTACTCCGGATAGACACTTAGTATTTTTTGGAACAGAAACAACTATTGGAACACCGTCAACACAAGACGATATGTTTGTAAGATTCTCTGATCAAGAGGATATAAACACATACACACCCACAGCAACTAATACCGCTGGTACACAGAGACTTGCTGACGGATCACAGATCAGAGGAGCAATTAGAGGTAGAGATGCAATCTATGTCTGGACTGACACAGCATTATTTACACAACGTTTTGTTGGATCTCCTTTTACTTTTGCGTTTGCACAGGTTGGAACTAACTGTGGACTTGTTGGACAGAATGCATGTGTAGAGGTTGATGGTTCTGCATACTGGATGTCAGAGAATGGTTTTTTTAGATATGCTGGTAAATTAGAATCACTACCATGTTTAGTTGAAGATTTTGTTTATGATAATATAAATTTAGAGTCTGGTAACCAGATGGTATCTGCAGGGTTAAATAATTTGTTTGGTGAGGTTATATGGTTTTATCCAACTACAGGATCCTCTGTTGTTAATAGACAAGTTACTTATAATTATTTTGATTCATCACCACAACGACCAGTGTGGACTGTTGGAACATTAGCTCGAACTATGTGGGAGGATTCTGCGGTATTTGGTAAACCACATGCAACAGAATATAGTGCAGGTAATGATTTATCTTTTGATGTTGTAGGCAACACAGAAGGTAGAACAATATACTATGAACACGAAACAGGAACTGATCAAGTTCAAGGGGGTACGACTACAGCAATTGTTGCAAGCATAGAATCAGGAGATTTTGATATTACTCAGAGAATAATAGGTAATCAACAAACTGGGATAGCAGACACTAGGGGAGATGGAGAATTTATAATGAAGATAAGAAGATTTGTACCTGACTTTATCTCACAAACTGGATCAACAAGAGTAACTTTTAATTTAAGAGATTTTCCAAATGATACACAAAGTAGCTCACCATTAGGTCCTTTTGATGTAACATCTAGCACAAAAAAAGTAGATACAAGAGCTCGTGCCCGTGCTATAGCTTTAAAAATATCTAATACAACAACTAATCAAAGTTGGAAGTTAGGAACATTTAGATTAGATATACAACCAGACGGGAGACGATAATGTCAATAATGGATATTTATGGAATAGACCCATATGCAGGTCCAGGTGGAATAGATGCGGCTTTACCTAATTTTGATCTGTCAATACCTCCAGGTGTTCCAGGTATGACAGCTCCAGCGATTAATTTTAAAAATGCTCCTGTTAATTTTATGTTAAGAGAAAATAATCCCAGAGTGTTTGATCCTGCAGTTAATCTTAAAAACTTTGCTCAAAATTTTCCTAGTAATGTTAAATCTGGAGTTACATCTGTAACAGATAAAAGTATTGATTTAGGAAAAGCAGCTCTTAGCGGAATAATATCTTTAGCAACAGGTATACCATTTGCAGGTAATGTTTTAAGTGGAATAACAAGTCAATTTGAAAATAGACCTTTGGGCGCTCCAGTTATAGATGAATTTGGAAATGTTTATGATCCAGAAGAGTTAAATAAATTAAATGCATTAGGTGGATATTATACTGATCCTGCAAGATCAGCTAGAAGAAGAAGTAAAAGAATTGCTAGAATGTTAGAAAGACAAAAACTCGGTAAAAAAATATCTCTTCAAAATTTAGCTAAACTCCAGGCTCAGGAAAGAGCACAAGAAAAAGCTCAAAGAGCAGCCATAGATGCTATGTTTGCTAGAGGAGAGGGTGGAACAGGACAAGATTTTACTGGTGGTAGATTTGATGGTGCAGGTAGCAGAGGAGAATATGATGCGGACCCAACAGGATTTTCAGGAAGTAGTTAATGGCTAAGATAGTACAAGTATTAACAAGACCGGCAACAGAATATGATTTATCTACAGCAGAGGCACAGGTAAGAGATCTTGATGCGATTGTAGAGAAATTAAACACAACGTTTCAAGAAGAACTAAAAGAGGAGGTAGAAGCATTTAACTTCTTTCTACAATAATGGCTAATAGTTTTATAAATAAAAAAGTAGATTTAACGACAACAGATCTTACTACACTATACACAGTGCCTAGTTTTAAGACAGCTGTTGTAAAATCATTAATTGTATCCGAGGACGCTGGATCAGGGAGCACAATAACAATAACTTTAGTAAATGCTAGTAGTGCTATATTTAACTTATTCAAAGACAAAGCCATAGCATCTAAAGCAACCACAGAACTTTTAACTCAACCTTTGGTTATGGAAGAGGGTGAGATACTAAAAGTACAAGCCGCTGACGCGAACGAGCTGCACGTCATAGCTTCTATATTAGAAATACAGCCGCGAGAGGTAACAACATAATGAAAGATCTACCAGTAATAGAACCAAAAGAGATTATAACAACAATAACAAATATGAAGACAGGTGAGGAATATAAGGATGATGCTGAATGGAAAGCCAAAGGTATACCAGAATCTGACATAAGAAAAGATGTCAGAGTTATCATGCCAAGCCTTGATTTATTTGGAGAAACAAAATAAGATAGTAAACTATGGCAATTTCAAGATCACAGATGGAAAGACAACTTAGAAACATGGGTGGAATCATGAGTCTAGAAGACCCAAGACAAGGATACTTTTTAGGTAAACTTGTAAGAAAAGCTAAAAAAGCTGTAAAGAAAGTTGTTAAAAGTCCTATAGGTAAAGCTGCTATATTAGCAGGAGGAGCTGGTCTTTTAGGTGGAGTTGGTCCATTTGCCGGTTTAAGAACTTCTGGATTAGGAAAATTATTAATGGGTAGTAAATTATCTCCTGGTTTTATTGGACCCGTATCTGGAGGACAAACAGGAATATTACAAAAATTTTTTCTTAAAGACCCTAGAGGTGGTTTTTCATTAGGAAATTTATTAGGTAAAGGATTAACTAATAAAGGATTAGCTGCAGGTATCGGAGGCGTATCTGGACTTGCTGGATTGTTAGCTGCACAAGAAGCAGAGGACGAAGATAGTATTGATATTTCAGATATTGACAGAGGTGAGGGATTAAACATTCTAGATATTGTTGCACGTGCAAGAAAAAATGATCCTGAGTTTAGATTCTTACCACCAGTAGATTTTCAAAACCTAGCAGAAGGTGGTGGTGTCGGATCATTAGCCATGAACAAAGAAAATGTAAAACAAAAATTTGTATCAGATGAAGCTGGAGCAATACCTAAAAAAGGTGGTGGGGTAACACCTGATGATATGGGTAAATTAAAGCAAAGTGATTTTGATAGTGAGGAAGATTATCAGAGATATCTAAGACAATTAAATAGAAAAGCTAGAGGTGGAATTACAGAACTAGATGCAGGAGCACCTGATATAAAATTAAAAGGAGATGTAAAACCAGAAAACATGAAAATGGCTCGTTCTAATATGATGAATAAAAGAAGAAATGCTTTAGATGCTGCCTTTGATGCTGCTATAGACGAATATATGAGTATCAATGCTGTTGATGTTGTTCCAATGGATATTCAAAATGCTATATTTAAATCTCTTCAAAGAAAAATGTTAGGTAGAGCTGAAGGAGGACTCATGGACCTTGGAGGCATGGAGATGGATCTCAGAGGCGGTGGATTTGTACCACTAGGGGCCAAAGAAAAGGCTGATGATGTACCAGCAAGATTAAGTAAAAATGAATTTGTAATGACCGCTGATGCTGTAAGAGCAGCAGGTGGAGGAAGTGTTGATAAGGGAGCAGATAAGATGTATAACCTTATGAAAAATTTGGAGAGTAGAGTATAATGGCAGTAACAGAAACACGTAATTTACCCGCACAGTTTATAGAAGATCTTGGTAAAGATTATGCTAAACAACTGGCAGCAACTACAGCTATACCTGTAGATACTTCTAAATTTGCACCACAAGTTGCAGCACAAGATGCATTACAAACACGAGCTGCAACATTAGCAGGAACAGGTGTTGGATCTTTTCAACCATTTATACAAGCTGCGCAACAACAAGCAACAGCCGCAGGTACAACTTTAGGTGGCATAGCTGGTTTAACAGGTGCACCAACAGCAGCACAGACGGCAGCATTTACATCACCATTTCAACAACAAGTTATTGATACAACATTAGCTGAGTTTGATAAACAAAGAGCTATCAACGAACAAAACATCAGGGATCAACAAGCACAATTAGGTGCATTAGGTGCAGGTAGATCAGGTGTACAATTATCAGAGTTTCAATCACAATCAGGAAGAGATAGAGCTGCACTAGAAGCACAATTAAGACAACAAGGTTTTCAACAAGCACAAGCAGCTAGACAACAAGATATTCAAAATAGATTTGGTTTAGCTCAGGCACAATCAGGTTTAGGTGCGTTTCAAACTGGATTAGCTACACAGGTTCCACAATTACAAAGAGCAGATATCTCTACACTTGGTCAGGTAGGTGCAGCACAACAAGCACAAAGACAAGCTGTATTAGATGCACAAAGACAAGCTGCAAGAACCGAAGCATTTGAACCATTAGATAGATTAGGTTTCTTTGGTCAAGGTGTAACTGGATTAATGGGTGGTTACCCTGCACAGTATCAATTCCAATCAACACCACCAGCATCACCATTACAAACTGCACTAGGATTAGGTACAGGACTAGCAGGAATATTCGGAGCATTGAAGTAACATGATGAATCGTATTTTAAAAAGACCTATGTTTAGAATGGGTGGTCGAAGCGATGATGGTATTATGTCTGTTAGACGTGGATATCAAGAGGGTGATCAAGTCAAAGAACCAGGGTATTTTGATAAATCTGGTTTAGGTATTTTATTAAAGGGTATAGGAACTGAAGCTAGAAAAGCAGGAGCTGGTATATATGATTTAGGTGGAGTTCCCTTAAATGCAGCATCTAGATTTTTTTTAGGTGAAAATCCTGGTTTTTCAGGAGCTAGGTTTTTTGGTTTAGGTGAAGAAGAAGGTATTGATCCAGATAAAGCAATGTTTTTAGGAATGACTACAGAAGCTAAACCAAGTGAAATGTTTGCAGGTAAATCTTTAGATTTAGGGACTTCTGCTGAAGCATCAGAAACAGATACAGACACAAATAAAGATAAAAAAACAATCATAACAAATAAAGATGGAGCTACGCAAAAACTTTCTGACAACGATCTTAAAACTATGTATGAAGATCTATTACCATTATTTAAATCAGAATTATCAGCAGACGATGATGAATTAAAAAGACAAAAATATTTAGAGTTAGCTAAGTTTGGTGCTAATCTTTTAGGACAGCCTGGTGGTGACTTAATTGGTTCTGTAGGTAGAGCGGCAGCACCTAGTATTGAAGGACTAACAAGAGTTGCTGAAACTAGAAGAAGAGCTAACGAAGCAGCTAAATCTTTAGCATTAGAGGCAGCGTTAAAACAAGCTGACCCTGGCACAATTATGAAACAAGTTAGAGATATTATGAGATTAAATCCAGATATAAGTCAAAAAGATGCTTTGGCTCAAGTAATGTCTACAGGCTCTGCTACAAGAGAAAGAACATCAGAAGATAGAATAGGGACATATGCTGAAGGATTATTAGAGGATGATGTTGTAGGAAGCAAAACAGCAGCTAGAGTTGCGGCTGAGGCAATTGAAGAATCAGGAAAAGGTTTAGGCACATTTAAAAAAGATCCTGGTGCAGGAGATAGAAAAGAAGGAGAATACTATATCCTTAAGGATGGTAGAATAGGTAAATACAAAGGTAAAAATAAAAAAGGTGAAGATGATTTTGCATCACCTGGTGACGATGATTTTTAAGGAGGTATCATGGGATTTCAATTATCTCCTGAAGAAGAAAAAACAGAAAAGAAGAAAGAACAAGACGTAGGATTTTTTGAATCTGCATTAGCTGGTGTTGCAACTGGTTTGTGGAATATACCAAAAGGTTTTGTATCTTTGGGTGCAGAACTATTTGATGTAGTCGCGGATACTAATACAGCTAAAGACGTTGAAGAATGGTTTGATAATGTAAACCCATTCGATGATGAAGCTGAAGCAAGAACAATTGGTAAGATTACAACAGCATTAGCATCTATTGGACCTTTAGCAATTAAAGGTGCACAAGTTGGAACAAGAGCAGCTTTGTTAGCAAGAAAAGCACTACAAGCAAAACAACAAGGTAAATATTTAAGTTTAGCAAAAGTTGGATCTAAAATTATGGGGCCAACTACAGGAGCAATAGTTGGTTCAGGCGTTGGTGAAGCAATTGTTGCTGACGAGGATATTGGAACATTTGCTGATATTGCTAAAGGCACTTCGTTAGAACCTTTTGCAATAACCATGATGGATCGGGAAACTAAAGAAGGTAGATCAGAAGCATTTAGAAGATTAAAAAATAGATTAAAATTTGGAACTGAGGGAGCTTTATTTAATCTTGCATTAGTAGGAGCTGGTAAAGGTATACAACAATTAAGAAAGCCATCAGAGACAGGATTACTAGAATATGCAGATAGCCCATTAAAAAGAAAATTACAAAAATATGGTTTGTTTGGTTTAAAACCAGAGGGCACTGGAACTAAATACACATTTGAAGCTAGACGTTTTGGTTTAGATAATATTAGAGCAACAGAGTTTGCTGCCAGTAAATCAGTGCAAGAATTAGACACAGCTATAAAAGAATTAGGTGACGTAGTTAAAAGTAATTATTATACAGCACCTAAAGGATTAAAAGAAACTGTTAGCTCACAAGAAAAATTTTTAACAGATTTATATGATGTGTTAAGACCTGTGGATAAAGGATCAGAATCTTTATTAACTGTTACTAGAAGAAAAGGAGGCAAAGATATTATATCTAAACAAATAGATGATGTTGTAGCTTATAAAAATATCAACGATGGTATTAAAGAGTTAACAGAACAAACTATTAAATTAGGGGATGACAGAACTAAAAATTTAATTACAGAACAACAGTTTAGAGAACAGAGTCAATCTCTCTTAAAACAATCTGATGTATTAAATAAACAACTTAATGACATAACTAAAAGAAGACCTAATATTGAACAGTTAATCAAAAAAACTGAAAAAGGGTTTTTTAAGAAAAAAAACTACAGTAATACAAAAGAATTTAATAGTATTTTAGAAAAAGTTAGAAAAGCCGGTGGTAATACAGAAAAGTTAGAAAATGCAATTATTAACTTTAGAATGTCAGTTGATAATATGTCAGTTAGACTTTTACAAAGAAGGATGCCTGGAGACGTTGCTGATGAAATAAAAGATAATTTAGGTAAATATTTAAATGCTCAATATAAACAATTTGAAATGTCGGGTCCTTTACAAAAGTATAAACCAACAGCAGAACAGATTAATAATGCAACTGAATTATTAAAAGCAAATAAAATAAGAGGTTATCAAGAATTAAATAAAACAGCACCAACAAAAGAAATTATAGAAAAATTTAGTAAAGAATCAACAGACGAGGTAAACCAATTTTTAAAAATAAAGTCTGTAGATGAAGTAGATGTTATCAATTTAAAAAACGAAACAGGAGATGTTTTAAATAAAGCCACAAAAGCAGAGGTAGATTCTATTGTTATAAAAGATAACGTATTAAAAAATAAGGTATTAGAGCCATGGCAAGAAGAATTAGCAGGTTTAATAAAAGATCCTTCATATAGTTTTTATACTACTGTTAGTAAACAAGGTCATTTAAATTACACTTTAAAATATTTAGATGATATAGGAAAAGCAGGATCACAAGGCCCTAATAAATTTATATTTAACGCAGATGAATTATCCTCAGCACAAAAATCAAATCCACTACAGTTTAAATTAGTTGAACCAGGAAGTTCTAGAGTTTCATCAGGTTTAGAGGGTAAATATATTAGAACACCTTTTTATGATTCTGTATTTGACACAACCAGTAACTGGTTAAATAGAAGTGGTGTTGGAACTTTTTATAAGTATGCAGTGCTTGCACCGAAAGCTGCATCACAAATTGCAAAAACAATTTTATCTCCACTAACACATGTTAGAAACTTTATTAGTGCAGGAGCTTTTGTGTCTGCTAATGGAGCAGCTTTTCCTAATTATGGAGATATATCTGTTTTGTTACCAAAATCTTTAGGAGGTCAAGGTGTATTTAAACAAGCCTATGATCTTACAGGTAAAAGAATATTAGGCACTATGACAAAAGCAGATGATGCTTTATACGAAAGATTATTAAAAGTAGGAGTCGTAGACAGTCAGGTTCAGGTAGGTGAATCCAAAAGACTTTTAAAAGATATATTAAAAAATCCAGCTGCTGCAGACTCAAGAGTTTATACAGATTTATCAAATAACTTAAAAAATAAATTATTAAAAGTTTATGGGAAAACTCAAGATGCGTATGTAGCAGAGGATGATTTTTGGAAAGTAATTAATTGGAATTTAGAGAGAAATAGATATTCTAAATTAGCTAGTAATTTAAATGTTACTAAAGATAATTATAAAAAAATATTGGCTGAAGAGTCTACAAAAGGTAAATATTTTAGAAAACTTGTTCAAAGAGATGAATATGCAGCAGAAAGTTTTGATAATTTTTTAGATGAAATAGCGGGTAATATAACTAGAAATAGAGTGCCTAATTATGGATATGTTGGTAGAACTGCAAAGGCTTTAAGACAATCTCCGTTTGGAAATTTTATAGCTTTTCCTTTAGAAATATTAAGAACAGGTAATAATATTATGGCAGGATCTATTGATGATATTACTGCAGGTATTGGTAAAGGAACATTTGCAAATCCAGAAATACCAGATCTTGTTAATATGGGTTTAAAAAGATTAACTAGTTTTGGCATAACAGTGGGTGGTGTGCCGTACGCTTTAGCAGAAACATTTAAAGCTAAAAATGATGTTAGTGATGAAGAGATGAATGCTTTAAGAAGAATCGTGCCTGAGTGGTCTCAAAACTCTACACTATTACCAACAGGTAGAGATGAAAAAGGTTATATAAAATACATAGATTTTAGTTATTCAAATGCTTATGATACTTTAATAAGACCATTTAATTCTGTGATAAATTCTCTTGCTCAAGGAGAAGCAACAAAAGATTCTTTAATGAAATCTTTAGGCACAGGAATGGCTGATAGTTTGTATGAAATACTAGAACCGTTCGCATCTGAATCTATTTATACAGAAGCATTATTAGACTCTACAGTTAGAAGAGGTATTGGGAGAGGTGGAAGAAGAGTATGGTCACCTGAAGATGATTTTGGTGTAAGAGCTTTTAAAGGTATCACTCATGTTGCAAACTCATTAATGCCTGGATCAATATCACAATTTAAAAGATTAGAAAGAGCAACAAGAGGAAAAGCAGATAAAAAATATGGTCAAACATTTGAACTACAAGATGAATTACCAGGATTATTTGGTTTTAGAAGTATACAATCAGATCCTGAAAGATCTTTAAAATATATGACAACACGTTTTGGATCTAGACTTAAAAAAGCAGACAACTTATTTATATCTCCATTACTTAGAGGTGGAAGAGTTACACCACAAGATATATTAAGTTCTTATAAATATTCAGAAGCTAGAAGATTTGCTATTTTAAAAGAAATGTACCAAGATATTGAAGCTGCTAGAACATTAGGTATGTCTAACTCTAAAATTAGAAGAGAAATACAAAAAAGAAAAGGTATTAAAAAAACAGTAGTTAATGATTTATTAAAAGGTGCTTACACGCCAAAAGAACCCAGTGATTTTTTTATAGATAGAATAAGAAAAATTAATAGAGATTTAAATGAAAAAGAAGGAGTAGATACTCCAAATCCTTTTACTATAGCTAGACCCTTTCTTAGAAAAATAATTGTTGAAAATAGAAAATTAAATCTATTAGAAGACAACCCTGTATTTCCTAGTTTTGAAATACCACAACCACAAGCAACGCAACAAGAATCACGGATCACGACACCACCTGTAAATACAGTCCCCATAAGTCCACAAGTAGTGACTGCCACTAATCAAAATGCTGGCTTGAGTTTGCCACCTAATTTTGCTAATTTATCGACAGCAGAGAAATTAAAAACTTTAAATGATTTAGGAATAAATATTAACTAATTATGGCAATAGACCCTAAAACAACAAGAGAACATATCGTAGCCTTATATGGATATATAACGGGCGTGAGAAAAGACATTTCGCAGATTAAAAATAATCATTTGAAACACATACACGAAGATGTCGAGAAATTGGGTGGTAAGATAGACAAGATCTATTGGGTTCTCTTAGCGGCAGCGGGATCTGCAGCACTCTTTGCACTAGGTATATTATTTAATTAATGAATCTTTCAAGAAACTTTACTCTTTTAGAATTAACCAAATCAGATACTGCAATACGTAAGGGTATTAATAATAATCCTAACGCAGAACAAATAGAAAAATTAAAAACACTTTGTGAAAAAATTTTACAACCGGTACGTGACCACTTCGGCAGGGTTAAGGTGACCAGCGGTTTTCGTAGCCCAGAGTTATGTGTTGCAATCGGCAGCTCTATAAATTCACAGCATGCCAAAGCTGAGGCCGCCGACTTCGAAGTAGTAGGCGTAGATAATTGTGAGCTTGCAGATTGGATACATAGAGAATTAGATTGGGATCAACTTATATTAGAATTTTATACTCCGGGTGAACCTAATTCTGGGTGGATACACTGTAGCGTAACAGAGGGCATGGATAGAAAACAATTTTTACATGCATATAGATCAGAGGGTAAGACTAAATACAAACCTATTATAGGTAAAGCAAAAGATTTATTTGTTTAAATCCAATCTCTTAATTCCTCACCCATAACCTCAGATGCAATATTAATTTTTTTACGTAAGGATCTAACTATCTTTTCATCAACAGTATCTTCGGCAATTAAATCTATATAGGTTACATTTTTCTTTTGACCTATACGATGTGCTCTGTCTTCTGATTGCAATCTTTTCTCTAAATCATAACCATTAGAATAATAGATAACGGTATTAGCCTCTGTTAGAGTAATACCATAACCACCAGTAGAAGGTGTGCCTATCAAAAATCTACACTCATTATCGTTTTGAAATTTACGTATATTATCTTGTCTTTCATCTTGTGGTGTTAATCCATAATAATCGACCACGGATCTCGGACCATATTTTTTTTCAATAGTATTTTTTATATCTTGTACATCTCTTTGCCAATATGCCCATATAATAGCTTTATTTTCTGTCTCTTCTAATACATCCATAAGTTCATCTAATCTATTATTTTTTATAGTTTGCACAGTGCCATCGTCAGCAACAAAATGACCACAAGTTATTTGTTGTAGTCTCATCAGTTGAGTTAACACAGTAACTGTAGAAGTGACCTTACCATTTAAGTTTGCAATAGCTGTCTTTCTCATCTCTTCATATAGCTTTTCTTGTTCTTTAGTTAGAGCTACATGTCGTTTCATATATATTTTATCAGGCAAATCTAAACAATCTTCTTTCAATACTCTGTAAGAAAAACCTTTTAATCTATCAGATAACTCACCTAAGTTTTGAAACTTGTGTACTGTTTGTATTGATCTACCCCTTACATGTATTGTTTTCATAATCGCATATCTATTTCTAAACGCATACCAAGAATTAAAATTCAAGAGAAACGGATCAAGGAACTCACATTGTGTATATAAATCTAAAGGATTTTTAGTTACAGGCGAACCCGTAAGGATTCGCCTATATTTAGCTATAGGAGCAAGAGCTAAAACGTTTTTGGTTCTCTTCGCTGATGGATTTTTTATTGTAGTAGATTCATCCATAGCCATCAAAGTTTTGTGTGAATATAAAAATTTTTGTGCAAACTTAACACCTTTGTCTGTAGACAAAGCCTCTACATTCATAATTAATATGTGAAGTTCAGATCCTGTTTCAAATAAAGTTTCTAATTTTGTTTGTTGTTTTTTAGTAATGTTTGCTTGCCACAATACAGTTTTGTGTTCTATGTGATCAGGCAAGTGTGCAGGTAATTCTTGTTCATGCCAGGTTTTAACAACACCTTTTGGTGCAACTATTAATGCACCATCAACTTTACCCTTATCATAAAGCATGGCTAAATTATCTATTAATACTTTTGTTTTTCCTGTACCCATTTCCATAAAATAACCGTAGGTCTCTTTATTCCAAGACTTTTCAAGCGCAGTCATTTGATGCCCATAAGGCTTCAACTTAAATTTGTAATTCATAATATCTTTCTATTGACATTAATATAAGGGATGTTATATGATTTGTCAATGTCAGAAAGCATAAAGTACGAAGATATGAAAAATAATTATACGTCCACTGTATATGTTATTCAGGAGATAGCTGGTACAAAAGCAGGTAATCCAAAAATAAATATTATGGGGGCAAGTGGTTATGGTCAGTTTAAATTTTTACTACCAGAGTTTTCGCAAATGATATTTTCTCCAGGTCCATTAATTTTTAAATTAAGACAGGGTTTAAAAAATTATAAAACTAGAGATTATTTACTACTTACAGGCGATCCTGCAATCATAGGTGTTGCATGTTCTATTGTATCTGATATTACAACGGGTAAATTTAATTTACTAAAGTGGGATAAACAAGAAAGAAAATATTATCCTATTGAAATTAACTTATATGAGAAAGGAGAGATTGATGAATAACATTGATTTCGAAAAAGACCAACAGAATAGTGTAAAGAAGATAGACAATATCGAATCACTATCAGATCAAGTTATTAAGTTAGAGTCTGTTTTTTCAGATATAGAAAAAGCAGAAGAAAATTTAAAAACTTTAAAAAAGAAAAGAGATCACATATCAGGAGAGGTTATACCAACCATGATGACTGAGATGGGATTATCAGAATTAAAACTTCAAGATGGATCACATCTTAAAGTTGCCACTTCTTATAAAGCTCACATTAGTGAAGCAAATAAAGAAATGGCGTTTAACTGGCTTCGTGACAATGGACTAGGTGATATTATTAAGAACGAGATCTTGGTAGCATTTGGTCGTAACGAAGATAACAAGGCAGCGTCCTACGCTGAACTTGCGAAGAGTCAAGGGTTTCAACCGACACAAAAGATGAAGGTTGAACCCATGACTCTGAAAGCGTTAGTCCGTGAACGTTTAGAGGCAGGTAAAGAAATGCCAACGGAAATTTTCGGTGTATTTACCGAGAATAAAACAACAATAAAAAGGAACAAATAAAAATGAACCAAGTAGCAACTAAAAAAGAAGGTGCATTAGCAGTAAATATGTTTGAAGCTGATGCAAACAAAGGTGCTCAAAATATATCGCAAGAAGATCTTGCGTTACCTTTCTTAAAAATTTTGGGACAACTATCTCCAGAGGTAAACAAAAGAGATGGTAAATATGTAGAAGGTGCTGAACCTGGCAAAATAATTAATACCGTCACTAATCAATTGTATGATAGTGTTGATGTTGTGCCAGTGTTTTACAAAAGACAGTACATAGAATGGCAAGACAGAGGTACATCATCAGGTGCACCAGTAGCTATTCACGAAGCAGGTAGTGATATAATTAATCAAACCAAAAGAGACGCTTCGTATAAAGATAGATTGCCAAATGGTAACTACCTTGATAATACTGCTAATCATTTTGTACTACAGCTAGGTGATAATCCACAAACAGCATTAATTTCTATGAAATCTACTCAATTAAAAGTTAGTAGAAAATGGAATTCAATGATGATGGGTATCAAAATGCAGGGTAAGAACGGATTGTTTACTCCGCCTACATACAGCCACATTTATAAACTATCTACTGTTCAGATGTCTAACGACAAAGGAACATGGTTTGGTTGGGATGTAGCGAAAGTAGGTCCTGTAACTGATAAATCAGCTTACGAGATGGCGAAGAGTTTTGCTGAAAGTGTTGGCAAGGGGGAAGTCCAGGCTAAACACGGTTCGGAAGAAAACGAATCAAAACAACCATACTAAACGTATCCTAGGTGGTGGGCGGCTACGCGAGAGTAAGTCGCCCACGTTTAATTATGGTTGAGCAGTTTAAAAAAATATTTGAAGGATTAGATCGTGCTCATGGTGTCACTAAAATAGGTGAATCGAATGGCAATGGCACCAAAGTAAAAGGACAATCTTTTGTAAAACGTGAACCGGTTACAGATGATCTTTGGCAAAAACATTTAAATGGTATTGAAAGTTTAGGTGTTATACCGATTAACGATGATAATAATTGTAAGTGGGGATGTATAGACATAGACTCTTATGCAGGATTTGATCACAAACAATTAATAGAAAAAATAAAATCTTTTAATTTACCACTAGTAGTATTTAGATCTAAGTCAGGTGGTGCACACGTATTTTTATTTACTGAAGAATATGTTTCTGCAAAGTCCATGCAAGATAAGCTAATGGAAATCAAAGCAGTTTTAGGTTACGGAGGATCAGAAGTTTTTCCTAAACAAACAGAATTAAAATCGAAAGATGATACAGGAAATTTTTTAAATTTACCATACTTTAATGGTGACAGTACAACAAGATATGCCTTTCTTGAAAATGGAGATGCTGCTAGTATGGATGGTTTTTTTGATCTGTACCAAAATAAAAAACAAAAAGATATAACTCTAATAAAAGTTAAAAGACCTGAATCAGAATACAGTGATGGGCCACCTTGTATTGAAACATTAGCTATGAATAAAATAGGTGAAGGTGGTAGAAATAATGCATTGTTTCATTATGGTGTTTATGCAAAACAAAAATGGCCAGCAGAATGGAAATCAAAAGTAATGTTATTTAATGCAACTGCAATGCAAAAACCTTTGTCTGATTCAGAAGTACAAATAATTGTAAATCAACATGAGAAAAAAGAATGGGGATATAAATGTAAAGATGAACCTATGTGTAGTATGTGTGATAGAACTTTATGTAGAAGTAGAAAATATGGCATTGGCCAAGAGATACTATTTCCTGGGCTAACCGACCTTCAGGTTATTGATCTGGAGGACCCTTACTATTATCTTAATGTAGATGGAGAAAGATTATACTTAGAGAATGTAAAATACTTAAGACAACAAAGTTTATTTCAAGAGGCATGTATGAAACAATTAAGGAATAGACCTATAACTTTAAAAGAAAAAGATTGGGTGCAGCTTACAAATATATTATTAAACAATGCAGAGGTAACAGAACCCGCGCAAGGAATGAGAACAGAAGATCAGTTACAAAATCATTTAGAAGAGTTTTGTTTAAATAGACAAGTATCAACAGATAAAAACGATTTAAAGAAAGGTGGTGTATGGACTTCAGAAGGTCATCATCATTTTGTTTTTGATAGGTTCTATCATCAGTTTTTAATTAGACGTAGATGGGATGTGGGCTACCAAAGAACCGGACAAATGTTAAAAGAAAAATGTGGATGTGAAGATAAAAGATTAGGAAAAGAAAGACTGTCTGTGTTTGTAGTCAAAGAGTTTGATAAGAAGATAGATGAATATAATCAAAAAAAATTAAAAGAGGACTCACCATATTAATGAAAACAATTGTATTAGGACCACCAGGTACAGGAAAGACAACTACTTTATTGAACAAAGTAGATAGTTATTTAAAAAAAACAGACCCTGATAAAGTTGGATACTTCGCATTTACACAGAAAGCTGCATACGAAGCAAGAGATAGAGCTATTAAAAAATTTAATTTAACGGAGGATGATCTTCCATATTTTAGAACATTACACTCTTTAGCGTTTAGAAAACTAGGTATAAAAAAAGAAGATGTAATGCAGCGTAGACATTATATTGATCTTGGAAATAAACTAGGCTTTCCTGTAAACTATGCAAGATTTGAAGATGATCACAATGGTATATTTACCTCTGACAGTGAATACTTACGAATAATTAATCTCGCAAAGTTACGAAATATTACAGCTGAACAACAGTTTGATTTAGCAGAGCACAATCAAGATTTAGAAAGAGATAAACTTAAAGTTATTGAAAATGAAATAGAGAGATATAAAAAAGAATATAACTTAATAGATTTTAATGACATGATTTTAAAATTTATAAAATCAGATAAATCACCAAAGTTTGACGTAGTGTTTATAGACGAAGCACAAGATCTATCATTAATGCAATGGGACATGGCAAAGAGTATTTGGAATAAAACTACAGATTCTTTTATTGCAGGAGACGATGACCAGGCAATATTTAGATGGGCTGGAGCCGATGTAGATTCTTTTATTGCACAGAAAGGTTTGATAATGCCATTAAAACAATCACACAGAATACCAGCGATGGTGCACAATGTTGCGATGAATATAATTAATAAAGTTAAAAATAGAATAGATAAAACCTGGCAACCAAAAACACACAAAGGATCTTTATCAAGGTATGATGATTTTGAACAACTTAACATGACTTCAGGTGAGTGGTTAATTTTATCTAGAACTAAATACATGTTAAAAGATTTAGAGGATACTTTATATCGTAATGGTTTGTACTATAGAAATAAATTTAAGAAAACCAAAGAACAAGATTTACATTACGCTGCACAAGACTGGGAGAACCTACGTAAAGGTCAACCGATAGCATATAAACAAGTAGAAAGAATATATGGTTATATGAAAGACAACACAGACAAGAAAAAATTAAAAGGTATGTTAAAGGATGCATCTTACGATATTACTACATTGAAAAAAGATTATGGTTTAAAACTAGATAGCAATGCAGTTTGGTATGAAGCTTTTGACGATGCACCAAGTAGAGATATTAATTATTTAAGAAAAATGAGAAAGAATGGAGAGAAACTAAATGAACCACCGAGAATAACTTTGTCCACTATACATGGTGCAAAGGGTGGTGAAGCACAAAACGTTGTGTTGTTAACTGACTTGAGTGAAAACACAATGAAGGCCTATGAAAAAAACCCCGATGATGAGAATAGATTATTCTATGTTGGTGCAACACGGACCAAGGAACATCTACATATCATATCACCAAAACAAGAATACAAAGGATACAGCATATGACAGATAAAGATTTATTTAAATCAACAACCTACAATTCATTAGAAGATCAAGTTGGTGGGAAGCATTATCGTAAGATGAAGATTCAACCCGCAGAGTTTATAAACGAGAACAAATTGCTATTTGCGGAGGGCAATGCTATAAAATATATTTGTAGGCATCAGTCTAAAGGAAAGGAACAAGATATAAAAAAAGCAATACATTATCTTGAAATGATACTAGAGAGGGATTACTCATGATACAGAAACCGGTATTCACACCACAAACAGAATGGGTACCACCAGAATCTTTTCCAGATCTATCACAGTATGAAGAAATATCTATTGACTTAGAAACAAAAGATCCTGATCTTAAAACAATGGGATCGGGCTCTATTACAGGTAGATCAGAAATAGTTGGTATAGCTTTAGCTGTTGAAGGATGGTCAGGATATTATCCAATAGCACACGAAGGCGGTGGTAACTTAGACAAGAAAAAAGTTATGGACTACTTTAGAACTATTCTAAACTACCCATCTACCAAGATATTTCATAATGCTATGTACGATGTATGTTTTATTAGAGCTGCAGGACTTAAAATTAATGGTCGTATAGTAGATACCATGATTGCTGGCTCTCTCGTAGACGAGAATCGCTTTCGTTACGATTTAGGCTCCATGGGTCGGGATTACCTTGGAAGAGGCAAAAATGAGGCTGTATTAGCCGAAACAGCAGCTATCTGGGGTGTAGATGCTAAGTCTGAGATGTATAAGTTACCTGCTATCTATGTTGGAGAATATGCAGAGCGAGATGCAGAACTAACCTTAGATCTATGGCAACAAATGAAACAAGAGATACAACATCAAGATATAGAAGCTATCTTTGATTTAGAGACCGAACTTTTTCCTTGCCTTGTTGATATGCGATTTTTAGGTGTGCGAGTAAACGTTGAAGGAGCGAATCAATTAAAACACAAACTGCTAACAGAAGAAAAAGAATGCCTACAAAAAGTAAAAAAAGAAACAGGAGTAGATACCCAAATATGGGCTGCTCGATCGATTGCGCAAGTCTTTCAAAAACTGAACCTACCTTTTGACCGAACTGAAAAAACAAATTCTCCATCTTTTACAAAAAACTTTTTAAAGAATCATCCTCATCCAATAGTTAAACATATTGCTAGAGCTCGTGAAATAAACAAAGCTCACACTACATTTATTGATACCATATTAAAACATGAACATAAAGGAAGAATACATGCAGAAATAAATCAACTTAGATCAGATCAAGGGGGCACGGTCACTGGTAGATTTAGTTATAACAATCCAAACTTACAGCAGATACCAGCACGGAACAAAGAACTTGGACCACTGATCAGAAGTTTATTTATACCTGAAGAAGGATGTCAATGGGGAGTATTTGATTACTCACAACAAGAACCACGTTTAGTTGTTCACTATGCATCACTACAAAAAATGTATGCAGTCAATGATGTATTAGATGCTTATCAAGATGGTAACGCAGACTTTCATCAGATTGTAGCTGAGATGGCACAGATACCTAGAGAACAAGCTAAGACAATTAATCTTGGATTATTTTATGGCATGGGTAAAAATAAATTACAAGCTGAACTTGGTGTTAGTAAAGAGAAAGCCAATGATTTATTTAGACAATATCATTCTCGTGTGCCATTTGTAAAACAATTAATGGATAGTGTTATGGCCCGTGCACAAGATAGAGGTAAGGTTAGAACTTTATTGGGTAGACTATGTAGATTTCATTTATGGGAACCAAATCAGTTTGGTATCCATAAACCATTGCCTCACGATGCAGCACTCGCGGAACACGGACCAGGGATTAGAAGAGCTTTCACATACAAAGCATTGAATAAATTAATTCAAGGTTCTGCTGCAGACATGACAAAGAAAGCTATGATAGATTTACATAAAGAAGGCATCACACCACATATACAAGTGCATGATGAACTTGATATATCAGTTGATAATAATGCAGATAAAATAAAAGAAATTATGGAGTCTGCAGTTGAACTAGAAGTGCCTAACAAAGTGGACTATGAATCTGGTCCTAATTGGGGTACAATTAAATGAGGATTTATTATGGCTTATTTAAATGCAAACATTCCTGTAGAGTATGCACAGATAAGAAGGGAATATCTTTATGATCTTAAAAAACATCATGGAGAAGTTGAAGACTGTATTATCTTTGGTGTTAGCTGTATTACAGGTCGTGCTCTTTTATTTCATGCTATCATGGAAAATGGTGCAATCTTTTATCGTCTCCCAATTACGGCTTTTATTCAACGTGGTTTTCAACCGGAAGCTGTTCCATCCCGTAGACTTGATGAATTACAGCTTTGGAATTCTTTTAGTTATTATCCTGCTATTACTAGTTGGGATATTTTAGAATCACAATCAGGTAAATACATAGGTAAAGATAAAAAATGGCATTGGGGTAAATATTTATTTACTGTTGACTTTGCACACCCAGAGCCTAATATACTCGACACTGATCATTCAGAGATTCCGCACGAACATAAGTGCGCACACGTACTTGCATTAAATGATGGCAACTACGCAGCACAACCTAACAACAGATTAATTTGGGATATACCGTCGTTTACGGTAAAAGACGAAACACCTGATTGGAAGGTACAAACTAATTACTGGAACGTAGAAGATACACAACAGTGGCGAACAGAAGACACTGACAATTTCTTTTACGAGATAGAGGAGAAAAAAAATGATTAATAAATGTAAAAACATATGTTGTAAAATATGGGAAAAAATTAAATCTATATTTACACCAAGAAAACAATAATGGATTTAGCAGCATTATTAA